TCCATCCCGCAATATAAGAAACAAGGGCGTGGAATCTCCGACATATCTTGGCGATTATCGGCACACCTGGGAATTCTCATCGTTTAAGACTGACCCGCCTCAGGAAGTCCCCTTGTATTCTTTAAAAACAGGATATAACCGAGATAGTCCTAACATCTCATAAATAAAAATTGGGGACGAGGAGCGTATTCTCGGTTATATCAAAGTGGTACACCCGACAGGATTCGAACCTGTGACCGTCCGCTTAGAAGGCGGATGCTCTATCCAGCTGAGCTACGGGTGCATAATGCCTCGAACCGGAATCGAACCGGTACTTCCTAGCGGAAACAAGATTTTAAGTCTTGCGTGTCTACCAATTTCACCATCGAGGCTTTTATTAATCTAACAATTTAAAAGATCTTATTTATATGTTTATATTATACCAACATATTTTAGCAATTACACTTTTTATTTATTTTTTTCTTGGCTTTGTAGGAATTTAATTCTTGCCAATAAGTGACCTGCATAGAGTGAATTCAAAGTCTTGTCATGTTTTGATAAGCTTGACAGTCTCTCATTTAATTCTTCTAACGTGCATTGATTAATCTTCTTTCTCTTTTCCATATTATTCCTCTCTTTTTGGATCGATACTTTTTATAATAAAGTTTTTAGTTTTAGTTTTAATTTGCAATAACATCATTGCATTATAGTAAGCTTGGAATGGATTTCTTCCGTAAACTTCATCAGTTAGCTTTTTTTCTTTGTCGTCTATTAAAACGAATGTTACCACCCACTTAGGTAGGTTGTCGAAGTCTTCTTGATCATGCATCTCATACTCCGGAATCACTCAATCTAGCAACTTCAGTAAATCCACTTCTTCGAAGTTTTAAGAAGATAAGGTGTCCTGAACCACCAAAGCGATTCTTTTGTGTTTCTAACACACGACATCCCATTAAATCCGGATCCTTACTTTCTACTGAAAGATGGATGTGACTGTCAACCATGTGTTTAAGCTTATTAGAACCTGCCATTTTTCCGTCTTTAGTCACCTGACCAATAACAATGACATTACATGCATGCTCTTTTGCATAATTTGTAAGAAGCCCTAGGGATCTTTCTGAGGTTGCTGAAGTAATTCTTCCAGATTTAAACTTACCATCATTCATGCATTGAAGTGAATCGACAATAAGAAAGAACGGTCTTTCAGGTGTTTGACTTCTTATCTTGTCACAACCTTCAAGCAAAGTAGTTATTGTGTCTTCTCCTCCAACAAGAAACTTATGTCGAAGTTTTAGTCGATCAGCTGTCATTTTAATTTGATACAGTGACTCTTCTGCTGTATTAAAAACAACTTGTCCACCATTGCCTTGGATCGCGTTTGCAAGTGTCATCATCATTGTTGTTTTACCAGCGCCTGGAGTTCCGGTAAAGAGTGTTACCATTGATGGTGTGAAGCCTTCACCACCTAAGACACAGTCAAAATAGTCTAAGCCGGTTCGGACTTTTTTCTTTAGTACATCAGGAACAGTTACATCCTGTATCGAAGTTCCGAATGGTACATCCTTAACTTTAACATTAATTTTCATGAGATCTCCTATCTGGTTAAGTCAATAATACGAAGATTAGATTTGATATGAATTTTACCTTCGTTAATCAAATTTTCAATTGCTTTATCGACGTTATTAATTATTTCAATCTTACTGTGACTTGGATAGTTTTTACATATTAATTCTATAATATCTTCTCTTCTTCTTAGAGAATTAACCAGCCTAATCACTAAGTCTTTCCATTCATTCTGATCCATCGAATCCAATAAATCCTTTTTTATCAGCAAACCAAGTAGGTACACGAAATGTAATTGTCTCAGATCGATCACCTTTCTTTTCAATATCGGGAGGTAGAGAAGATGACATCAGCAATTTAATGTCATTGCAATGAACCATTGATTTGCCTACCCAGATTTTTTCTCCATCCATCTTTTGAATAAGTACAGCTTGGTGATCTCTAGATGTTAGAACTGGATGACCTGAATAATCATAAATATGAGAACCAAAAACAGGAACGTATGTTTTGTCTTGCCATCCTATTTTTGCTGTCTTAAACTTTGCAATTAAGTTTTTCTCGATATCTGATTTAGCAATTTTTTCTTTTAAGAGGGACGTCACCTTTTGTAAACATGATTCAGTTGAAAATCTTTCATTAGACTCACTATCGACCAAAAAATATTTTTTAGTACCGAAATTATTTGTATATACTGATGTTACTAAATAATGAGATCCGGGTTCAGCCTTTTCTATAAAATGTTTTCCTTTTGTTTTTGTGTTGCAAAAGACGATATCGTCTTTATCGATAATGATTTCATTATAAAATGACATGTTATCCTCATAGAGACCAGGGTGTATATTTAGTGTTGTTTGAAATAATCTTGTCAGTGGGCAAGGTATCTTGTTTGCTAAATGCATTTTCCATAATCATTTCTTTAAATGTCTTACAAAAAGTAAAGAGACCCATGCAAGCCATGCCCAGTATTTGTTTATTTTCGAATTCAGAGAATTCTCCCTCTTCGAATTGATCTTCATTGACTAGACTAGTTAAAACAATGATTTTGCTATTAACAAAGTCATACATGATTTTGCAAACTTCAGTTCGCATACCTGCATGAATTATTGCTCCGCCTGAAATAGCTTCAGCAAAAAAGTTATTATCTGATTGATTTACGTAGTCTACGTAAAGACCTAAGAATTCATCAACTTGATTATCATTAAGTTTGATAGGAAATCCTTCCGTTGTGTATTTGATGAAGTCTTTTTTTGCTTTTTCATCCATACCTTCTCCTTTGTATTAGGTTTAATATAGTATAACATAATATGTGAGGCTTTACACTTTTGCATTGTTTTAATTTAATTTTGCAATATCAGGAGAATATAGAACAAGTGTCCCGAAGCTTCCAACAACCCAATACTGGTCAATGTATTTAGTATTGTGTGCATAACCTTGTTTTCTGCCAGAGGTTGCAACAACAATACCGAATTCTCCTCGCAAAGTTATGTTTGATATTATCTTTACAAGATTACCTTTGATGATTTGACTAGTCATATTAACTTAAAATGTTTTATTAGTTCAGAGTTGATTGTATATAAGAACCCGTCATCGTGCCTTCTTACAGATATTTGATTTTTATTAATAGACTCTATTGTCATTAATTCATCTTTTCTAAAAGGCTCTTGACTGTTCATTGGAATTATATAGGTAAATCGATTGACTGCCTTGTTATCCTCTACGTGTTTAATTGCTTCTTGTATTGTCATTTATCGTTCCTAAAACATACAAATGTTGGAAATCGCAAAGAACCGTCAGGTGTTTCTTCTTGGTATCTCACTTCTATTGTTCGACCAATAACATTAGCTTGATCACTCCAGATTTGCTCTCTAAGTTCATCGTTTAATCCAGAACCAACCCGAACTTCAACACCTTTATAATCTACCAAGAAAGATCCAAGTTTTCCCTGATGCTTTCCTGTGCCTTCCTGCAAGCCAATCACTTTAACATCAGCATCAAAAAATGCTTTGTATTTCATTACTGACCAATCTCTTCCGAAACTGTAACTTGCATCAGTGTCTTTGATCATGATACCTTCATAACCTTGTTCAACCCATTTGTCGTGTTCACTTTTGAGCTGTGCTTCTGATGGATCTAGATAAGGCTCGTATCTAACTTGCTTTAAGTATTTTAAGCTTTTTGACTTATGAGCTCCGTTTATAAATCCACTTAAAAGGTTTTTTCTGATTTTTAAAGAATTTGTTATGCCTTTTTCTCGCCACTCTTCTGGAGTCAAATAATCAAAGATTGCAAAGTATACATCACTTACATCTTTGTTTTCTTTTCGATAAACCTGACGCATCAGATCAGTGAAATCATTACTCATGATCTCTCCGTCATATGCTCCTGACGGTAGTAGTGACAATTCTTTTCCAACTGTGTCATCAAAGTTTGTAATAAGTTTTCCAGCACGTGTAAAGAGTTTTACATCTCCACCATCTACTACAGCTAGGCAACGAATTCCATCTAGCTTCGGCTCAACATAAACCCATTGACTCATTCGTTTATGCTCAAACTTTTGAGCTAAAGCAACATCAAAAGTTGGGATGAGTCCTGGCATTACTTTATTGATTGTCTTTGTAGAAATACCAATGGCTAAGTTTTTCTTTAAAACCTTCCGCATCCATTTTTCTTGCTGCTCACTACTATGCGTAAATGTATGGTGCATTAAATTAATTGCAGCGTTTCCTGTGACTTCTCGTCTTGAACAAGCATCAGCATTGTTAAGAAAGTTATCCCAAGCTAGCTTGGGATCGATAGGTTTTCTGTTTGACTTTTTCACCTTAGGAACTTTAACTACATTAAAAGATCGGTAAGGGTCAAAAGTATACTTAATCAATCTCTGGAAGGGGTAATGATCTAGATAAGTACTTAACAATTCTTTTTTTGCGTTAGTTCCTTTTGCACTTGATATTGCTTCAAGGATATCTAAGACTCTGTCTGTCACTAGCATTGGGCCTCCTAGCTTATTTGGTTGTTTCAGAAATAATATTATAGAATACTGTTCGACAGTCTTCCACGTCTTTTGCCGCTGTGTGAGATCCTTCTTTAGATATATCAAAGTGCTCTCGCAATGTATCTAAGTTCTGTCTATCTGTCGGGAGATATAGATATGATAATGCACAGGTATCGATCTTAGGGTACCCAAAGCTATAAGTTTTATCCCCTTCTTTGGCTTCTCGACTCCATCGCTTATAACCATATCTTTCAAAAACGGCTGTGAGATGACTAATATCAAAATCAATATTATGTGCAACGAGTGGACCAAATCTTAATTTGTTAGCAATTGTATCAGCAACTTCTTCAAATGAAGGTGCATCTTCCCATTCTTTATCGGTATATCCACATATTTCAAGTGCCTCCTTCGATGCAAATTCTAATTCAATTGGCTTGGGCTTTATCTTTGTAGTCCAAGTATCTGTATTTCCGTCTTCCCAGTCAGTAATAAATGATATTTCCAAGACTGTGGACTTTTTAGGGTCTAGATGTGTTGTTTCAATATCTAAAAAAGTAACTGCCTTCGCTGTTGTAAAGTTTCCCATAATTAATCCTCGTCTCCCGGAATGTCGCCTATGCAATTATTGTCGTCATAAACAGTTGGTTCTTCAACATCTGTATTCCAAATGTGGTTAAATTCTCGTTCTAAATCTTCAGTAATATCTCTATCAACCTTTCTAAAAAATTCATGCCCGGACATTCTTTCAAATTCAAAAGATTTGTTTCCATAATCGTTGATTACTCTAAAATTACCTTCACTGTCTTTCTCTAGAAGAATTTCTTCTGTTTTCCCTTCGGTGTTACCTACTCTATATCGATTAATCTCTTTCCATTTTGACATGTTAGTCCTCACAAAATAATATTTTAAGTTTGATAAATTCTTTGGGTGTGCATGTCACAACAATATTTCCGTTCTTTTTAACATGCACACTTTCATAACCACCAACTTTAGTACGTTCAATAGAGAATTTGTGTTTTTTATTTGCGTAACCTTTCACAGTTACTTCGCGCGATGATTCAATCATACAATACTCCCTTCTAATTGTTCTACAATGTTATCAAGCTGAACAATTTCATCACCCATTCCTGTTCGAATCTTTGCAACCTGTATCGCTTTTCGAATTACCTTAGGTGAAATACCATGATTATCTTTAAGATCTTCAATCAGAATCTTTTTATCTTCTTGTAAAGATTTGATTTCGTTTTCAATAGCTTTGTATTTATCAATAAATTTTTTGAGTTCTTCTGTCATTGTTCCTCCATTGACTTATTTATTATATAGCATATAATATGCAGTTACATTTTACTTTACAACTTTACTTTTACTTTCAATATATCTTTCCAAATACCACTGAGCTTTTCTGAGATCTTGTAATTCTTTTTTAGGATCTTTTTTATTTGCCCTTACGACATATTTGATTACATTACCTAAATGAAAACCTAGCTCCCATGCTTCAAGTACTTTAATTACTTCGTAAGTAGTATCTCCACCGTAATGTGCGGGATGATTAACTTCTTCATCTTTAGAAAGTTTTTTAAAAGTTTCAGAAAACTTTTCTGTTGTTTCTTTAATGATATCTTCTCGATTTTTAATTGCACTGTCAAGTTTTTCTCTTACTGTTTCAGTAAGGTTTTCTTGCTTGATTCGATGTTTGACGACATCAACTATCGATTCACCGAGTAATTTGCCTATATTTATGTCATTATTGTTTTTCATTCTACCCTCCTTAAAGATCCGATCTCTTTTTCTTTTTAAGTAATTTTTCTTCATCAGCACAATAGCGATGTTCAACAGTTATAAATCGATATTGTTTTTGATCTATTGCTTCATAGTAATATTCACCTGAGTCAGTCTGTCTGACATGTTTTATTTCAGCAAAAGATATTTTGTTGTAGTTGTCTAGATAATAGCAATAGTCACCTGGTTTATAGGGTTCGTCTTTACTAGAATTATTAGTCATGATTGACCTCCATTTCTAGAATATAATACTAAACTACTTCATATTTTACAAATCTAGATAACCATCGAGTAGAACCGGTTTGAGATGAAACTTGCATAGAATTTTCATCCACAAACAATACAATTCCTATGACTACTTCTTTTGGCAAGAATGCTTTAATCAGATCACCCGTTTTAACATCAGCTTTAACGTCTGACGTCTTTTGTCTAATATCAATTAGATCTTTAATGGTGATCTTTTTTACATTCAATTTTTCCTCACATTTTCCCTAGTGATTTTCTTATATCGTTATCTGTGAAACCTATTCTATCTGTTTTTATTTTTTGTCTAATTATGTCTTTGATTCTAGCATCTGAGTATTTTGCCAGCGACTTGTCGAGTTTAACAATTTTTAGCAATTTAGGTACATCCTCTTCTTCAGCATTTATCAATCCTAATCCTGCCAATGTGACAAAGTCTTGGAGAGATTTATTAGAAATAATTTCACCATCAACTTTGTATTGTAATTGATTGCTATCTTTGAAAAATTTAATCCTGTGTTGACTGTCGTCTATTTCAATCTTGAACTCAGGAATGTTTTCAAGCTTTACTTCTTCTTCAGCGGGTTTTTCTTCCTCTTCGGGAGTTTCAGGCTCGGCTGCTTCTTCAGGGGCATCTTCGGCAGGCACATCTGTTTGTTCCTCTTCCTCTTGCTCTAATAAAAATTGCTCAATTAAAATTTTAAGTTGTCTTCTTTTGATTCTCATAAAACCCTCATATATTATAAATATCTTTTAAAAAAGAAAAAGGCACCTGTCGGTGCCTCTTGTTTTGTGCGTTGTAATTTATTGAATATAACCGGTTCCAATAACTTCCCACCAACTATAACCTTCAATCGTTCCACCAAAGTCTTCATATTCATTTTTAAAAACTCTGTGGCGCATAAGGTGGATTGATACTAAACTACCCTGCTGGTATTGCTGAAAATATGTGCCCGGAATAGACATTGAGCCTACGTCCTCTGATCTGCAAATAACTGTTCCGTAATACTGACTTCCGTCATAGCTATAGACTGAAACGTGAATTGTGAAAAAACTATTATTGTCACCACTAGGCCCCCAAGTAAACAAGTTATTTCCGTATCTATTGATGGGTGCTTGGAAAGCATAGCTAGGATCAACATAAAGCATTGTATATGGTTCAACATAGTCAAAACCTCTAAGTGTCTGGATTACATTCTGTGCTGTCTTATTGTTAACTTTAAGCGTATGATATGAGTTTCTTCTAAAATTAGACTCAAGGAAGAAATTGCTTTCGTATATCACGCCAGTTTGATCAATTGATTGTTGTAATTGGACATTGTCACCAAAATCGTTGACTAGTGAAACAGTACCGCCGGCGTTAGTATTTGGACTAGTAACAGATGATGAGTAATAGTCTCGACATCCATTTTGCGACGGCAGCCAAGAAGTATGTTCACCAGTTGTAGGTTGGTGAAATCTTGCCTTGACAGTTATATTGATCTCTTGTTGTAAACCCATACAGTAAGGACAGGATGCTTGCATAAGACCCATTTCAACATAGGCAACGGTATTACTTAAGTCTTGATTTAAAGTGCTCTCTCCTGTATCCTTGGGATCTTCAGCAGTTTCAATTTGTGTGCTGCTATCTTTAATTAAATTACTGGTATCTTCGCTGTTCTTATACGTTTTTGATATTGATACATCTGTCGTGCACCCAATTAAAAACATGAAAAAATACTTAATCATTGTCTACTCCTTGCAAAATACAATTATAATTTAAAGTCAAACATGTTAAAATTATCTTTAAGTTAATATCGGAGAAAATATGAAAATTAATTTATATGATGATAACATTGGCTGTGTTGAGTATGTTCAGCACATGGGTGACGACCTTACAATCGTTAACTCTGCCCGTGTTAGTTTCGGAAAACAAAAGGAAGAAATAGATGAAAGAGACGAAAAACTTATCAAATATCTTATCAAACATCAGCACACAAGCACGCTGGAGCATAATGTTGTTACTTTTAGGTTTTGTGTTCCTCTTTTCATTCGCTCTCAGCACCATCGTCATCGAACGTGGTCTTACAACGAAATCAGTCGAAGATACACAGAACTAAATCTACAGTTTTATGAGCCAAAAAAATTTAGAACACAACACAAATCTAATCGTCAGGCATCAAACGACTTAGAGCTAATCGATCCTGAGATGGAATTTGACAAAACAACAGCGTCTCAGCTCGTTCAAAATCATCATAAAAAGTCACTTGAACTCTTTAATTCACTTATTGATAACGGCGTCTGCAGAGAGCAAGCTCGAGGTGTATTGCCTCAGAATCTCTATACTGAATATTATGGCACGACTAATCTAAACAACTTGATCAAGTTTATTAAACTAAGAACACATGATGGTGCTCAAAAAGAGATTAGAGATGTCGCTGAGGCGTGCAAAAAAATAGCGACTGACTTGTGGCCTGTCGCTATGAAACATCTCGAATGATTAATTAGTATCTTCTTATTGATTCTAACAAGGTGCGTCGAATTGATTGTCGCACCATTTTTCTTATTATAGACTCGTTTTGTTGCATCTTTTGTGCAATGACGCCATACATACCTGTTACAATAAACTCTCCTGTTATCTTAAATGGATAAGGAGAGAATTGATCATCTCTAATTACGACTCCCTCATGATTAGCTTCATCACTTACCATGTCACCAATATCAGATGTCAAACCTGCCAGAAAAGCGTTACCTAAAAGTCGTGTTGCGTGTAACATTACTGCGCCGTTAATTACTTGTCTAACATCGTCACCTGAATCGTCAGCAACAATAAATGAGTCGACAGGCTCAGCTTTCTCTAATATTCTTAGATAAGTGTTCTTATGATACGGATTAATAAGTTTACCGTCAGTGGTACGATAAGATCGATCATAGGCAGGCGCGTTATACTTCGCAGGCTTTTCGTCTATCTCAGACAACCAATTACTTATTGGCTGCCCCTGTAAATGTTCGAATTGCCCGTACATGTCAGAATATTCATCAGTAATGTTAACTTCAAAAGGAGTAGACAATGCAGCAGAATAGTTTATATTTACACCTTGCTTAATCTTTGTCGGTACAGGACCATATACATCAAACCCATGTTGGGATGCATAAGGCTTAAGCTTTTGAATGAGGGATTGCATTGCCGCGGGATTATACTGAACCTCTGTAGATTTGCTGGATCCTGCAGGGGGTAATCCAGGTCTGAGCATAATTGGTTTCATACCCGGGTTCTTTTTTAGCATTGCTTTAGTTGGCTTTTTGTACTTTGCATAAAAAGCATTAACACCATGAATAGCAATAAAATTGTTATTGTAAGAAGTTGCATTAGTTGTGCCTAATACATATTCAGTGTTTAGAAAATAGTGCGGGTTTGACGAGAGGCCAAGTGCGTCTATTTCTTGCTGGATGCTAGGCAAAGCCTCGTTAAGTATTGTTAAAAGATTTGTGATTGCGGGTATCATTCCGTGCCCCTCACCAAATCTTTCAGGAAGACGAGCCAATGTAACACCGCTCACATCGATTTCTTTTGTCGAACCTCTGTCAACTGCAAATTCGTTGCCGACCAATTTGAAAGAAACATTAACGCCGTCAATCTTAACGTTAATATCTTGTGCTGACGTAATTGCATAACTTTTTAAGTCTTCAAATATTTGAATCAATCCTGGCCCGTCACTGACTCTATCTAAGTCATACGGGTGTCTCATATGCCCAGCTGCTCCGCCCATTTTATTTCTCCTTATTAAATCCAATCATCGTCGTCATCTTCGTCATTCGGATCTTTTACATCTTCATTCTTGATAACGGGCTTGATATCCTCTTCAGTAGATTTACTACTACTAGCATATATATCATCCTCGTCAGGAGCTTTCACTACAGTTGACTTTTCGTCTGTCTTTTTCATAATTTTATCAATTCTTGATGTAAATCCTGGAATTTTTGGAATTCTTACTTCTTTATTTGGTGCCGGCTTTTTAGGACCTGGTGAGACGTCTCCTTCTACTTCAGCACCGAACGGAACACCTAAAAGAAAACTTCTTGCCATTTCTAAAAGATGTG